GTCAACATTGTCACTGACCTAGCACCTGCATTCATAGCCAAATCCTGAACAAGTTCGGCTACCTTTTTACCTGCATTATCATTATCGGGCCATATAACTAACTCTTTGCCATGCAACGGAGAGAAGTCAAACTGACTAGATGACTTACGAGATAACATTCCCGCTCCGCCCATAGTGCATGTGGCTGTAAATCCCATTTCATTAAGAGCATCAGCACACTTCTCGCCTTCTACCCAGATAACCTTATCTGAAGCAGAAATGTTCGGTATATTATAAAGCGGTCTGACATCAGGCATTTTAGGATACGGATTGTTTCCCGTAAACTGACGAAATTCTTTCTTAGCCTTGCCGTGATCATCCATTACAGGATTGCCAGAACCATCCCTCATATTGTATCGTCTAACCATACAAAGGATTTCCCCATCTGAATTAAGATATAAATGTTCGCTATCAAAGGGAGTGTTTACGCTTATCTGTTGACGCAAAGATGGATTAATAATTGGTGGAGGAGCTTCTACATCCCGAACAAATCCAGGTGTATTGTCCAAATAGTTTCCGAACAATTCTTTAATTTCAGGAAGTCTCATACCTCGACCTTCCATTAATATCTTTACGATACCACCGATACCTGAAGCTCCGTTAAAATCCTGACCCTTCATAAAGTATGGTGATCTAGGGTTTATATCAATCTTCAATGATTGACCCGCTTCTCCCGATAAAGACCCGATAGAAAACTGGTCTCCTCTAATTACCCCATTGGGATAAGTGTCTCTAAGTGCATCTATTTGTACTTCTGGTGGAACTTTTTCACTTATTAGTTCTACCAATTGATGTGAGTTTAACTCACGATTTGTATTGCCAAGCCTTATTATACTCATTATATTATCCTTACCTTCATTGGCTGAAGTTATAGGCGACATTGTTTTCTCTACATTATAATGTCGTCTATTTTAACTCCAACATCTATCTTGAAACTCACACCATTTACAATCGAAAAAATCTCTTGAATAAGCTACTCTTGGCAGAGTTTCTTTTGCCTTTGTAGCGTCTAAAATATTTACAGCCTTGTCACTCATTTCTTGTGCCAAACTTTTATTAAACGGAACAAGCTCATAATATATCTGGCTTGTGTTCTTATTTAATACTGTGAACAAACATGGGTATTCTGTCAAATTCATATAGGCTTGATACAATGCAACTTGAGCGGCATAAACTGGATTAGTTCTAGCCATGCCTTTCATTGTAAATTCTCTGAACTTTTTATCATTAGATGATTTGTTCTCCCACAAACACGGATACCCCATATCAACAGGACCTCCACATATAACCCCATCTATATGACCTTTAATTTCTCCGTCTGCAATAGAAAAACCAAATTGTTCGCCTTTTTTATCTTCTGTGCGCAGATCAAAACCACAATTTTTTAACCAATTAGCAACAGATTCCTCTATTTCATGCCCAAATTGAAAGATTCTTAATGTGTTAGCTGTAAAGTCTCTACCCTCATCAGATTCGACTCCTAAATACCTATATTGTATCTTCCTAGAACATGATTCGCCAAGAGAAGAACCACCTAAGTAAGTCCTCTTTTTACGCTCTTTGTTTACTTTAATGATACCTTCATCAAGGACATCTGATATGTTTTGTATTATTTGTTTAGAATGGGGCAAGGTCGTCTCCATTCCATGTTTTATCTGAGTATTGAAAGTGGATACGAGCAATATATTCTCCATCATAAAATTCATCTACATTAGCTGAAAGCTGAATATTAGAGATTATACCAACAACTTCGTCTTCTGACAAATCGCACAACTTTTTATCCCAACCTATTTGGGTGCAAACCCTAGCAAAAACCTTTAATGGATGGTTTTCTGACATTCTTCATTCTCCTCTAAGTAAAATTGAACATCAAATATCACTCCATAATAATCGACTGATGCTTTACCGCTCACAACATTATCGTAATCATCACAAATATCTAACATAGCTTCATGGACGACATCTATTAATTCACCTTTACCGCCATCCATATTTATAGGAACAAACATTTTACCTTTTTTTTCGCTCATATCTTCAAAGAAGATTGTATAATCAACCCGAATGCTTGCCATCCATAGCCTCCATAGCTAAAGATGCGTACCCAATAATATCAATCATACTATCTTCATGCTTTGGAGTGTGTGTTAACCTTACGCATTTAACAGCAATCATACAGCGGTAAACGTCATGTACTGTTACTTCTTTACCCAACAACACAGACCACATTTTAGCTATGCTCTCATGGGTTTGATAAGCGTCTCCATAATCTTTAGCTCGGTCTCCTGTTATTAATTGTTCGGCTTTTTTTAGTGCTTGCTTACGCTTCATTATTTTCTCCTATGGTTATAATCTTTTCATCTATCTGTTGCTTGTTCCACACATAGTTTAACCAGCAAGCCGCTCGGTACTTATTCCAACTGAAATCAACAGCTTTAACCGAAACACCAAAACGATTTAGGGCTTGTGATTGTTTAGGTGTTACAGCTTCATTCAACCATCTCTTTCCCTTCTTAGCGGCATCACTATCCTCAATCTGCCTTAGAAAGTCATCAGCAGATGCAATGGCTTGTTCTTTAGTACCAACACTAACTACCCTTAACTTGCCTCCTGTTCGCTTTACAACAGCTACAGATATGTCATCTAAATGTGCAACCATGCCAAACCCATTAAAGCCACTAGCGGACATACAACGACCATTATTAAAGAGATCAATCCAACGGAAAGGCGATCTATCCATGAGATCAACTTCTGTCATAACAAAATCTTCTAATGCTTCTTTGCCTTCCGCTCCAAATTCATGTCCACATATAGCACATTCACGACATGATAACGGTACTTCTGACTGACAACTAGGACATATTTTAACAGGAGCTTCTCCTGATCTTTGAGCTTCAGCTCCTTCAAGATTTACACCTTCATCTAATGATCCGTGTGTAAGTACACTAGTTCCAAAATCTAAAACCACACAATCTTTCTTAATAACATTTGGATGTTCTTCTGGATCTATTGTTCGTAAGCCACGACCAATCATCTGAACCATTGTGGATTTGTATGAACACGGTCTTGTTAAAACAATGCAACTGACAGGTGGAGCATCAAACCCTTCTGTGAGAACAGCCACATTAACCACAACTTGTATGTCTCCATGCTCCAAATCATGTAGTATTTGTTTTCGTTCTTCTGACGGAGTTTCTCCTGTAACAATTTCTGCTCTTACATTTGATCTTCGATACTCGTCACAAACATCTTGTGCATGGACAACTGTAGAACAGAACACAACTGTCTTTCTGTTTCCCGCTTTGTCTTTCCATTCATCTATAACTTTTTCATTGATGGCTCGCTTGTTCATAATCCGTTCAACTTCACCCATGTCAAAGTCTGACACAGTTCTACGAACATTTTGTAAGTCTTCTGTAACACCTACATCAATAACAAATGTCTTTGGTGGCACAAGAAATCCTTCACGGATTAGTGTTCCTATTTCTATCTGATGCGAACAATTATTGAATACGGTCTTTAAACCTTTTTTATCTCCACGATTAGGAGTGGCTGTAAAGCCAACAATCTCAACAGAATTGTTCGCTTCTTTGACCCTGTTAATAATTCTTTGATAGGTTTCTGCTATGGCATGATGACTTTCATCAATCACAACCATGTCAAATTTACACATATTATCTAAATTGTTCGGTCTTGAAAGCGTCTGCACCATGCTAAATATAGATTGTCCAGACCAATCCTTTTCTGATCCGTCAACTATACTTGTGGATATGTTTGGATTAACACGAGAAAACTTCTCTGCATTCTGTCTGACAAGTTCGTCTCTGTGCTGAATAACTAATACTTTGTTGTTCTTTTTATATCGCTTGCCGATTAAAGCAGACAACATAATAGTTTTACCCGCTCCCGTTGGAGCAACAACGATAGTGTTTTTGTGTTTGTTTAATGCTGTTGATGCGTCATCAACTGCTATTTCTTGGTATGGTCTAAGTATCAT